AAAAAAAAAATTTTAATTTTATATATATATTATATATATTTTAAAAATATTATATATATTTTAGAAATATTATATATATATATATATATATATATATATATATATATATATGGTTAGAAGATATACCAAAAAGAAATATATAAATAAACGATTACTTGGTGGTGAAGTAATTATATCATCAATTGCTGTAAAATCGATGGGTTATGCTATTACATGTATAATTACCGCTTGTCATCATTCAGCGGTTTACCATATATTAAATGGCATATTTACAAACATTCATTCTGCTGCTGCTGATCTTACTAGTAATTCATACTTTTATATATATAATAATATTAGTGCATATACTACAAACATTCTGAAGTTAACTGATATGATTATGGAACTTTTTGAAGAAATTAAAGATGATCTACGTGAGGTGGCGACTACGAATGTATTAGATATTAATTATTTAACTGTCAAAGTAACAGAACTTATTTCAAAAAATACTGAGGAAATTAGTAAGAAAGTAAATAAAGTCGCATCTAAAATTGTTGAAAATTTAGGTGATGTTACAGAGGATGCATTAGAAGACATTGGTTATAGTGAAATTTTAGTAATATTCAGGATTAATATTGATATGTTTGTTTATTATCTTAAAGAAAATCGCGAGTTTAACGAACTTATAGAAGATGTCGTCGAACATGCTAAGCTTCCACCTGAATTCATTGTTAAGATAGAGAAAAAAGAATTTTTGGGACTTTTTGGATATGATCTTATAAATCCTGGATTTTTAAAAAATGTATCAACTTATCTAAAGGAAGCATTATTAGTATTACAAAGAGTAACTGAAACTACAAATATATTACCAACTACCGGTAGTATGTTCGGGTTTACAATGTTCGGGTTTACAATGAAAACTAACAATGAAAAGAAAAAATATATGAGATATATTAATTTTTATAAAGAAAAGTTCTTACAAGTATTGCATGAGGCCAATCGTGAGTCGCTGAGTATGTTAGATAATCAAGATGCCTTGTTAAATCGCATTAAAGAAGGGTTTAACGATGTTATGTTAAAAGCTAACACAAATGATGAAATTCGTCACACTGCAATGTGGAAGAGTTCCAATACTGGCATTGATATAGACAAAATAGAAGAAAAATTAAATGAAAAAATGGATGAAACTAAGAAACTATATCTTGAAGAAAAAAATGAAAGACTTTATAGATTGTTTAAGAATAATGATGATGATACATTTAATAGTGATAAATTTAATATTTTTTTAAAAAAAAATATAGATGTACGTAGAGAGTTAAATAAAGAACTTCTAAATAAAACGCCTCGTGTATTAGGAGGTAAAAGAAAACAAAGAAATAAAACAAAACGTAAAAAACGAAAAGATAAAAAGAAATAAGGTTTAGAAATATTGAAATCGTATATATATATATATATATATAATGGTTAACAGATATACAAAAAAGCTTAAAAAACGAAAAATATATAAAAGTAAACATAAAAAAAAAGTTGGTGGTGATATAATAGTAGCAACAGCATTAGGTTTAATTTTAGGTGGCGTTATTAACTCATTCGTTGTATGGATACATAATTCAGCGATTTACCATTGGGTAGAGAAAATTGTTAGAAAAATCGTTGCAAAAATAACAAATCTGAGTAATAATAGCGAACGCATTGATATTAATCAATATGCTGATACCTATTTTTTTAATATCATTGGAATTGCTCAACTTGTTTCTTGTATTATAGGATTTGCCAAAAATATATGGGAAAAATCAAAAGACAAAAGAAAAAAAATTACAGCTGGAGATTTAGAATACAAACTATATATGTATGATCTATTTATAACAGCTTGTATTACAGTAAGAGAGTTTATAGTTATGGAAGGAAATACAATTATCGATGAAGGTATTAAAAATCTTTCTGGAATAGATTATCAATTTATTGTTAATTTATTTCCATCTAAAGAGGATGCTATCGCTTTTTTTAATTTATTATTAGGTAGATCTCAGGATGATAAGTCGTCTGCTATACCACCAATAAAGGGGAATATATCTTTTATTGAATTAGATAAAATAATTAAGGAATCTGAGAAAAACAAACGTATTTATCAATCTATAAAATATAACGATAATTACGATGAATCTATAAAATCGTCTATAAAATCAATAAGAGATAGTGTAGTTAAAGGCGAGGAATATATGAAAATAAATAATAAAAAAGAAAAAGACGATATGGAAATTATAATGGATGAAGAAGTGTTAAAAGATCTTTTTGAGTATGATGAATATCATAGAACATATATACATTTTGGAATACGTTATAAATTTAATTTTTTAGATGAATTACTGAAAAGTATAAGAGATTTTACAGAAAAACTATCAAACACGTTAAACATATATACAAGTAAAACAATTATGAGTGGAGATTATGATGAAAAATATAAAAGTTATTTTAAACTTTACAAAAGTATAATTTTAGATAAATTAAAGTTATTTAATGGTAAAACTCAAAAATACTGGCAAGATCCATCTTCATTTATGGAATTTATTAAAAGTGAATTTAATAATACTAAATTCATAGAAGGACAAGTACAGTATGTAATAGAAGGAGAAGCAAGTATTATACAAAGCGAAGACAATAACACAATACAAGGAGAAGTAAGTATTATACCAAGCGAAGGCAAAGGAGGAAAAAGAAGAAACAAAAAAATAACAAAGAAAAAATATAATTCTCGTAAAAAATGAATTTTTATCATTATAAAAATTAAAAATAATTATTTACTATTGTAAATTATTATTGTTCTAGATATTCTAGATATTTCTCTCGGATATTGCCAAGTATTTTTTGCTTTCCGATAGAATCCTTCAGTTGATTTATATTTCTATCGGGATGATATTTCAAAGATAATAACCTAAAAACTCGATTCACATTTCCACCATTTTTTGTTAATTCATCTATAAACTCTTTCTCTAGCAGACATCCAACATTTTGATTTTTTTCTTCTTCTCTTATTTTTTCCCGTCGTTCAGATTCTTGTTGTTTACGTTCTGCATCCTTCTTTTGTTTTTCTTTTTCTCTTTCACGTTTTTTCTCTTTTGCAATATGTCTGGCTTGCTGTTTCATCTTACACTCATCATTTGTTATTTTTATATCATGAATAGGATGTAAAATTTTGATCCATTTTTGTTTCATTTTTACCTTTTCTATTTCTTCGACAGTAAGGGTTTCTTTTTTCTCTAATAGTTCTATTTCTCTGAGTTTTTTCGAAGCTTTTCGTTTCTCATTTTGAGTACTTAGATGAATATCATCGGAATCATCCGTGTCGAGGTGTTCATAAATATTTTGCTTATTCATTTTGGTAAATTATATGACTTTAAGAATATATAAAATATTGTTTCAATTTTACACGCACGAAATATATATATATATATAATATATATGAATAAAACTACTAAAAAACGAATAAATAAAAGAAAACCGAAAACTAAATACAGAAGAAAATATAAAAAACAGATTGGAGGTAAAATAGCAAAAGCTGAATTAAATTCTTTTGAAAAAGTTATTTCAGAAATAAGATCAATAACTAAAGATTTACCAAACGAACTTTGTGGTTCTATTAAGGTTGATGGTGATAAATATAACCCAATATTTACTGTATTTCAACATCAGTCACAAGCATCATCCGGAGATAGGGCAAATTGTAATTATGATGATTATTTAGATCCAATTTTATGGCATAATCATCCGTCAACATCCAAGTTTTATCCAAGTGTAGAAGACATACTTAAAGTTATTAAATCAAGAAGAGATCCAGAAGTTAATATTAGAGTTAGTCTTATTTTTACAAATTTTGGATATTGGCAATTAGAAAGTATAAATCGTGTAACAAATTTCGATGAGTATAAACATAATATACAACGAATATTAGACCAATTATATCATAATACAGGAAAAGGAAGAATATTTATTCCAGACCCTGTAACAAATTGTATTGTCTCGTTAAACATGTTATTAAATGGAATATTAAATGTAAGTTTTAACTATTATCCCTAACTAGGCATAGAATCATAATATTCTTTTACTTTTTGTGAACGTTCCCGTTCATTTTCTTCCATAATACGATTTTGTTCCGATTTTGATACAGGAGATATACTATTTAATTTGTCTACTGTTTTTTGTTGCGCAACAATATTTGGACGTTCATATTTTACACGTTGTTTTTTCGCATTATCTCGCTTTTCTCTTTCATTCGTATTATATATACCATATTTACTTTCTAATTCTTTAAATGTAGTCATGGATTTTATAATACACCATATTATCATAATAAATATACCCGTAGAATTTAAAATTAATAAAAAAGATTTGACATTTATATTATTGATATTATCATATTTAAAAAACCCACTAAACAATATAAAAAAAATTGTTATCTCAAATAAAAATAACACTAAAATCTTTGATATAATCTGAACGAATAACCAAAATTTACCATTTTCACCACATAATGGTTCATATATATTATATATTTTATAAAATACCATATCTAAAATATCCTGATATACGTCAAATACGTCTTTCTCTTGACTTATAAAAATTCCAAAAAACATATATACGACAAAATAAACACTACATAAAAACCCCGCAACTGGAAAAATAAAAATATTAATAACAAATTTAAGAATCCAATAAATTAACCATTTAATTGTACCAGATATTGGTTGTGCAGATAATATACTACTCCAATCATTATAAGTATCATCTACAAACTGCATTAAAAAATAAATTCCCATAATTACCATTGAAAACCAGCTAAAAAATGAAGAAGCTGATCCTGATCCTGTTAATAAATCTCCAATCATAGAAATAATATTTTTACTAGTTTCTTTAACATCATTATCGAATCCTTCTACCACCGAGAGTATTATAAAAAATAATAAAATATACATTACATATGGATAGTTATCACTGAACCCTCGAATATATACATTTTTTGATATACTATTCATGATATTTCGAAGTATCGTAACTGGTTTAATAACAATTCCTAGAAAGTAATCAAAGTGTTTTTTTAAATACGGATTATAATATTCTTCTTCAATATCGATAAACGGGATTTTATTTCCGAACATATCTTTAAAACAAAACATATAGAAAATATTATAAAATATATGAATTACAACTGGTAAGAATAATATTCTGTATATTTGACTCTTTATAATTTTAGAATATTTCTTTATATCTTCCGATGCCTGTTTTTGTTTTTCATCACACTCGTTTATAGGACGTTGATTATTTTCAAACTCGTTCTGTAAGCCTTCTCTCATATTCTTAAACCCATTCTTATTGTCAGTCCTATCATCATATAATAGTTCTGGATCTATTAGATCGGTCATATCGACTACTGCAGTTTGTCCCGATCCATCAAATAGATTTGTATTTAGATTATTACAATCAACTGCTAAAAATACCGATAATAATGTTTGTATTCCCGAATCGATTAATTCGTCTGATTTATAAAAGGGACAAAGGATAAAATCCCGTAATGCGTATAATGCATCCACAAAATCCTTCGACATTCCTTTATCAAAATTTAGTTTTGGTCGGTCTGTATGCATATTAAATTTATCGAAAATTTCGAATGTAGGGTTTTCAAGACCTTCTTTCATATTTATATTTTGGAACATTTCTTTAAAATTCGAATCAATATACGGATTCGAGTCCTGTATTGATTCATTTCTTGATTTATTCTTTTTATTATTACTATTATCGAAAATATGGTTCCATTTTGTTTCAGACATATTCCTTATAAATACTATATAATATAATATAGTATATATATTACACCTTTTCTCATTTAAAACGCCCATTTTAAATGAGTATCTTATAAATAATTCTGCTTGATTTTTCGTGTATTATTTTTCTTGGATACATATTTTTCTGGTCTTTCATATGTCCCTTTAATTATATTTCTGTATTTTTCTTTCGGTATTTCTCTTATCACTTTTGTTATATTTTCCTTCAAGGCACTATGAGTTAATCCATCTAATTTTTGTAATCTGGATTTCAACATACTAAAGTAATTTTCTATAGAATTTGTAAAATGTTGATATGGAACAGAATATAATAACTGGTTTTCTTTATTTATGATTTCTTTTACTTTTGGATTTCTATGACTACTCGCATTATCCAAAATAATTAATTTATTCTTGTATTTTCCTGAAATATGTGTTTGTATAAATTCCACCATTCTATCAGCATTTATACCACTTTTTTCATATAAGTCCCATCCAACCATTCCATCAACAGAAATAGCAAATACACCAGTATATTTTTTGAATACTTCTTGAGATTGTGTTTTTATGACACATCTTTTTCCTTTTTGACTATAGCAGTGATTTCTTTTCTGTAATGATTTTATACTTGTTTCATCAATACAAATTATATCTTCTATTTTATACTTTTTAACTTCTTCATAAAATTCCTTCAAATTATTATTTATATCAATATCTTTTCCAAAACGCTTTACTGGTTCGTGTCTTATTCTTGTTAATTTCAAACTAATATTATTGTCATTTATAATTCTATGAATATGAGATTTATTCAAATGTAAATCAGGAAATTTATTTTCCAATAAATAAAGTAAATCTTCTATAGTAATTGTTTTGTTCTTCTTTATTTGTTCCAATAAGAAAGAAACATGTTCTTTACTAACTTTATATGCCTTTGGAGTTCTTTCATATCCAGTAATTTTTCCTTCATTTTGATATTTATGAACCCAACGCATTAAACTTCTTCTGGAACAATTGAAAATCTTACAAACTTCTTCTTGCGTTTTATCTTCAACCAAATAATAATTTACTGCGGTTTCTTTATAGTCAATACTCTTTTGTGTAGGCATATACAATATAAAAATATAAAATATAATTAATTTAAAAATATATTATTATTTATTAATAAATGAGTTTATTGTTATGCTATATAGTTTTATATTATAACATAGATGTAATTTTCAAACATATATATTTACCCTATGTAATTACTAATAATAATTATGATGTCATTTCTAATAATGAAGGTTTATATTTTTTATTAACTACAACAAGTTATTTTATGTTATTATTATATTCTTATACATTAACATATAGAATATTTATTTCAAATATAAATGATAGATATTCTATTGGATTAATGTTTATTTACTTGAAACATATTTTTGACATTATTATTCATAAAAATATGTTAATAGTAGAATATGAAATAAGTCGTGGTATTATGTGGGTGTTTACTACACCACTTATGTTAAAAATGTATTGTAACACAAATGATATAACTCTACAAAATATTAATATACATTATCATCTTATTTGTATTATTCCTCATATTTTTATAATTCCTTTCAAAAATAGTTCCATATATATTATTCCTACAATCGTATTTTCTATACCAGAAATTCTTTTTTTGAAAACTCTTTATAAATATAATCAATTACCTTTTACAAATTTATTTATTTTAATATGGATTATTTTTATGTTAATCAATATATTAGAAATTACGCAATTATGTAAACCAGAACTAATTCATGCGTTTTATAATATTGCTGATACATTATGTAAATTCATATGTAATGTGGTTATTTCAAATTATAACGAACAAGAAATAATAGTTCGTGAAAATATGGATTTACAAAGCATAAATTTTGTTTCTCATATGATAAAATCTATAAAAGATTTTGAAATGGATAATCAAAATTTAACATTTTTTTGTAAAAATTTAATAAATTATTTTAGAAAAAAATTCGTTGATAAAATACCATTAACAAATGATAAACTAAAATTGGAATTATTGAAAAAGATTTTACCATTTGATTTAGATAGAGATTATATAAAATATGGTGCTGGTGCTGGTGCTGGTGCTGGTGCTAATAAAGAATTTAATTCTATTTGTATTTTATTTATGGATATTGTAAATTATACGGAATTGGCGAAAAAATATAATGGTGATATTATTTTCAAATTATTAAATACTATTTATAATCATTTTGATACTATTATAAAGAAATATAAATATTTACAGAAAATAGAAACGATTGGAGATGCTTATATGGTCGTTGGTGATATTTTTAGAAATGAATTAAATCATAAAGATGTAATAAAAGAAATTATTTTATTAGGATTAGATTTTATAAAGGAAATCAAAACAATAACAACACCAGACAAAATACCACTATGTATTCGTATTGGAATTAATATGGGTTCAGTAAATATAGGAATATTAGGTAATGAAATACCACGATTATGTGTAGTAGGAAATGCTGTAAATGTAGCAAGTAGGTTACAATCTACAGCAGATGAAGATACCATTCAAATAAGTCATCATATATACGAGCAAATAGAATATATAGATTTTGGAATGGATATAGAATTTACAAAAAAGGAAAATGTATTTTTGAAAAATATAGGGTCTGTAACAACATATAATATCAAATCATATAATATTATGTTTTCATCTATAGAAAAATTAATAAATTATTATAATATATAATTGAATGAATGGATATAAAGATAATCCAGACCAATCCAGACCAATCCAGACCAATCCAGACCAATCCAGACCAATCCAGACCAATCCAGACCAATCCAGACCAATCCAGACCAATCCAGACCAATCCAGACCAATCCAGACCAAT